TATGGAAGATGTTGGTTAACCAATACACTTCCCGAATATGCCGGGTTAGTTGAACTTGTTGATCCTGCGTCTGCTTTAACAATAAAAGCAGTTGTAGTACCTAACAATGGGAACAATGTTGCGTCCACTTCTGAAGCTGCGAAATCTTGTTGGAACTCTATACTTAAACTTCCATCTTTTAAACCGCCTGTACGACTTTGAAATGTGTCGCCCATTGCAGTTGTTACAATTTCTTCAGCTGTAATATCTAATGTAACACTTGATACGTGGTCTGATAGATCAACTGAATTAAGAGTTACACTTGCGTTATTTAAAACAAATTTTGCCAATGTTTACCGTCCTTTCTTATTTTAAGTTTATAAAGAAAGAATAAGCCTTAGTTGTGTGTGATATTACTCTATACCGATTGTACCATGTATGCCAAAAGCCGGGTTAGTGCCTGTGATTGCATAATTTAAACGCCAATACTGATCGGTTATTGAACCTGCTACACTTTGAAAATCAGCACCTATTGATGTAATACCTGTAAAGGTAATTCGGTCTGTTGGACTTGTAAAACTTGAATTATCATCAGATTGTAATTTAAAAGTTATAGTAGGTGTAGATGTTCCGCTTACGCTGTAACAATGTATTGCTGCGTAACATTTTTCTGTTGATCCAACTGCACCAAGTTGTGTGCCTGTACTATTTCCAGAAGAAGTTAATGAACTATCAAGTTGTATAGTGCCACGTACAACAACATCACTTGATTGTGATTTAGATATACTAAATGGTGCTATTTCGCCAATCTCACCAAGTATTGAATATTCAAATAGTTTTGATTTCATAAAGTAAGCAGTATTGCCAACCCCTGCGTCTGGAACAGTTGTAACAATAAGCTCATTACCAACACTCGCACCAAGTAAAGCGTCTGGTTTATTTGCCCCTGCTTCGTAAAAACCGTCCATAGTCATTGTACTATCTTTAAGACCACTTATACGACTACGAAAACCACCACTATTTATAGTAGTAACGTCTAAATCATCAGCAGTAATATCTAAATTAACACTTGTAATGTTAGAACTTAAATCATATCCACCACTAAAAACTTTACCGTCATTAAATACAAATTTAGCCATTTTCTACTTCTTCCCACGCTTCATTAACGTTTGGTGTACTTTTGTCATCTTTTTTAAATGTTCCGTCTTTTTTTCTTGCACGTCTTTTTTTAATAGTAATAGGTTCAATGTGTCCGCCTTTGATTAATGTTTTAGCTTGTTGTTCATCTGTAACCGAAATTGTTTTGCCTTTTTCTTTGCCCATTACTTTTTTATTACCGATAATTTTATATTTTGCCATTAACTACTACCTTTCGTAAATACTTCTATTGATAAATTTGCACCTATCGCGTCAATACCATTTAAACTAACATCTGCACCGTAATTAGACATACCTGTTACGTGTGCTGAAGTATCAGATAAACCAAGTGTACTATTTGTAAATATTACTTGTCTTATACTAGAACTTCCCGATCCTGTAACAAAAGCGTCAAGTTTGTCTTGACCTGTTCTACTGTCTGCTCTTTGTACAGCTACTAATAAATCAAAATCATATTGATCCGTACCCCGTTGCATTGCTAAATCAAAATCTATACTTGTTGGAATAATGATTGCTATTGGAAAATTAAGTGCGTTATCTGGGACTGTGTCATAACATCTTAGACCAGATACATTACTAATTGTTGTTTTTAATGCGTCCCTAATAGATACAAGATTTGCCATTATGCAACACCAAGAACCGTGCCTTTGCGAAACGGTGCTATCATACGTGTTATCTCTCTGTTTTGTTGTATATTGACAACTCCAAAATCACCTACACCCGCAACCCCAAGTGGTGCATTACGCATGGCAAATAATTCTGAAGATAACATAAGTGTTGCTTGTCTTATTTGTTCTGGGACACTTGGAAATCCCCATTTAGCCGTAACTTCTGCACGTGGTCTATTACTTGAATAATCCATAGGCCACTCTTGACTACCACCAGAAAATAATTCAACAATATAAAATGGGCTTATTAAAATACCACCGACTACACCATTGATTGGTAATAATTGAAACTCTGTACTTGCAACGGTAACTTCAAATGTACCGTCATCATCATCATCTAATTTTACAACTAATCCCGTTTCCGAAGATATATCATCAACACGAAGTCTATATGGATCGTTTGTAAAAAACTTTCTTGCTGTTGCAGAACCTTGGGCATAGAATATGCGACCACAAAAAGCGTCTATTTGCCGACTAGCTGCGTTTACAGCGTCATCTAATAAATCATTGTCACCACTATCACTTGTAGGTATTCCTACAAAACCTTTTAATTCGTTTTGTGTACAGTAGCCATTAGTAATTGCCATAAGATATTATCTACCTTTCTTTCGGCCTTTACCTTTGCCACCTTTCATTTTTTTACCGTAATGTTTTGGCATTACTTCTTTTTCTCTACTTTTTTTTCAGCTTTAGGTTTTGCAGATTTAGTTTCAACTTTTCCACCAGCTGCTTTAATTGCTTTTTTAACTTCTTCAGCACGATCTGCCTTTCCATAGACTTCATAGTGTTTTAATTCTTTTTTTAATGCTTCTATTAATTTTTTATCTTTTACCATAATACTTTCCTAAATGGTCTGGTGTGTTAGTTGCCCAACACACCTTAACCATAATTTAATTAAAATGTAGGTGCAATAAGCCCTGTACCTACGATTTCTGATATTCCTTTTGGATATCTTCCAGAAGCAAAAGCAACGTAACCATAAACAACCATTTTTGTTGTTAAGCTACCTGCGTTTGTTTCTTCAAATTTAAGTTGGAACAAATTATCTTCAAACATAATGTGATCATCAACTTTTGCTATATAAATAGCGTCCTCAGTACCAGCACCTAGATCAGTTCTAATGTTAGCGTCTGTGATTACTGGTAATCCTAGAACACTACCTACAACTTGACCATAAGCTGCTGCTTCCCCAACACCTGCTGCGTTGTCTGGGTTGTTACCAGCTGGTAATACTAATGGACGGTTTGAACTGTCCACACCTGCTGTTAAGAAACCCCAACGTCTTGGGTGCATAAGGATTGCAGTAGCAGGTGCAAATCTATTTGAATTGATTTCCTGTACTGCGTCTGCAAGTTTTGGATATAACTCTGCAACTGTTGGACTTGCGTCTGTATAAGTTGTTTGGTTGATACCAGAAACTTGTGATATACCTAATGGTTGCCCGGAACTTCCAGAACCGTTAATCATAAGGTTATCTAATTTACCATAATAAGCTGCAACTAAGTCTTGGAAGATAATATTTTCCAATGAGAAACCCGGTTGTCCACCTCTTTCAAGTGCTTGTCTTGAAACGTCTTGCTGACCTGCAATAGTATCAACATTAACTGTCAATAAGGTGTCGTCCATATTTGTTTCTTGAACAGCTGAGTTTTCACTAGCTTGTTCTGCTGCTGCTGATCCAGTTGTTATTCTGGATATTTCAATTTTGTTACCAAATGCTGGTAAGTCCTTTTTAGGTATAGCATTATAAAATGGTGAACCTGCTCTTGCGATTGGTGCGTACTCATCAACTAAGTATTGTGGTACAACTAATCCTGTAAAAGCACCTGTTCCAACATCTCTGGCTTCAAATTCTTGGTGTTTGTTTAATCTCTCTTGTGCTGCACCGTTACCAGAACGTGATTGCCAAGCGTCAGATATAAAAGAGTGTTGTCCACCCTCTCTGTATATATCTGGCTCATTGACTTCCACAACTGCTTCTTGTTCAACAATTTGATCATCTTCTACGCCAAGTTCATCTCTACTTTCTTTAACTGCTTTAAGAGTTTCAGCAGCTTCTCTTGCGTCGGTTATTTTTTCTTCAATATCTTTGATTTCCACGTGTAAATCTTTTGATCTTGCAAGTTTGCCGTCAAATTCTTCACCCTCTGTCATCTCATCTAATTCTGATAAAAGACCGTCAAGTTCTGCTACTTTACTATCTCTAGCTTCAATTAACTTTTTCATAGTATGTATTTTCCTTTGTAGTTTCCTTTTACTTCTGCGTAAGGTGTGAAATATAAGTGTGATACACGGCTTTTTTTCACGGCGTTACGTCTTAGCGAATACCGTCCCGTTCTAACTTTAATTTTAAAAGTTCAACTTGTGCGTTACTTCGCTTTTTATCAACGCCGTCATTATCTGCAACTTTGTTAATAAAATCTTCTAAAACTTCTGCTGCTTTTTCGCCAGATCGTGCTTCTACAAGCTCTTTGTGTAAGTTTTCTAACTCTATGCCACGTAATTTTGCCCCTGCCCACGGATTAGCAGGATAAGTTACAACGCTCACGTCAAATAACCTTGCTTCCGATACTGTTCTTTCGTCGCCGTTTTGATTGAAGTCATCACGCATTGCTGCAAACGCAAACGACATTTCGTTTAGATCGCCACGCTTCATTGCACTTGCGACTTCAGCGACGGTTGGATTGCTTGGATCAAGTTCGGCTCTTACAAATAATCCGTATTCATCTTCTTCTAAATTTAATGTACCACTTGATGTTCTTGCTAGTGGTATACCGTCGTGATTAACTAAAAATCTAACGTCGTCTTGTTCATTTAACGTTTTCTTAAATGCACCCGGTTTGATTGTTTCATTGTATGTACCTCTGCTATCTCTAACGCCGTATGGCTTGTCAAAGACAGAAGCATAACCTGTAAATAATAATGTATCATTATCTTCATCTGATCGTTCTTCTACTGCTGCAAAAGTGAAACTTCTATTTTCTGTAAGTCTTTCCATTTCTTTAAGATTAGTGTCTTTTCTAATAGCGTCTACCGTTTGTGATATAGCAACTACCCTGTCAAACACTTCAATATGTTGATCCTGCGATTTTTTTTCTTTTGCAGAATATCTTGGGTGTTCTTTAGGTAGTAAATCATTATCGGTAATGTATTTTGGATTTTTAGGCCTGTCTTTTTTAAGTAGATGACTAAATGCACGTAATCTAGCTAATCCCCAAGCATTTCTTGATATGCCGGGGCGGTGTGATGTGCTATATGCACCAAAACCTCTACGTACAACGCTTTTTGCTGTACCCATACCTAAACGTCGCCAAGAAGCCATACTTGATACTTCTTCGTTATGTTCATCAACTATTGTCTTGATAGACTTTGTAGTTGCTTCTGAAAATGTAATACCACCTTTTTTACCTTTTGCTGATCCCGGTTTGTTTTTAGCCGATCCTTTTACTTGGTCTTTTTTAGGTGCAGGTGTTGAACTATCACTATGTTTTTTTCTTGGTTCTAGTTCACCCTCATTTACTAATTGTGCTATTTTTCTATCTGCCCAATCAGCTGCTTCTAAAGGATCAGTCCAAGGATTTGATCCCCATAACAAAAATGCTACATCTGACGCACGCCAAGTATCTGGATCATTTGGATTTGATTTTTCTCTATTTAAGTCTGATAAGTGTCTTTTGTGCCAAGCAGATATTTTTACTATCTTGTCAATGCTTAATTGTTCACCTTTTGACATTATTCTTGCTTGTCTAACAGTTTCATCAACAAGTCCGTCCCCTGCTTTGTTTAAGTTGTCCAAACCACGTTGTGCGTTTTCTTGCATAAATTTTGGCGGTTTTCTGTCAACTGCTCTTTGTTCGCTGTTGTAACTTACAAGCGTTGTGTCATCTTCGTCTTTGTGTTTCATACCTGTTATTTCTTCATAATCAGACATTTTGTCGCAAGGCATATAATACGTCTTGCCGTCTATTTCGTGTGTATGCGATCCAACACAACCTATTTCTTTTGCTTTTGCTTCAGCTTCTTCTTTTGTTTCGTATATATCTTGATCTGGGTTTGCTTGTCTTTCACCTTTTGCTTCTGCTTCGGCTATGTTTAATGCAGTTATTTGATCCTGTGCTTCTTGTTCGGTCTCATGACAACCCATTATAAAATCATCACTATCTTTAATTACTGCAAAACCGTTGCAATCTTCGGCTTCTTTGCTAATTGAATATGGCATTATTCTTCGGGTAAGTAGTTTGTTGGATCATGTGTATCAGTACCTTGTGGTGGTAATGTAGGATCAATTAAAGCACCTTGAAGTCCTATATAAAACTTGTCGCCACCCTCATAAGGTTCTAAATCTAATTTTGCCCTTGCTTCATTAGGTGTCATCATACCCGAACTTATTGCTACTTGAAATGACCTTACACGGCTTAATTGATCGCCCCTTGCATATTCATCTGTATCTAATCTAACAAACTGTTTACCTGGAAGAAGTGTTGTAAAACTATCTTCTATTCTTCTAATCCAAGGTAAAAGCGTATGACGAATAAATGCAAGTCCGTTACTTTCAAGATTTGAATATACGTTTGATCCGTCTTTAGCTAAAAGTAGATGTGCAGGTATTCTAAACACTCTTGCTATTTCATGTGTAAGTTGATCTCTAGCTGCAATCAGTTCATCACCTGCCGCCGCACTTATTGCTTTCCATTTTAAACCACCTGTTAAAACTGCGGGTTTACGATTACGATTATGATTGCCCAACCAAGTATCTTTAAGAATACTTGCCTGTTCCGCAGTTAAATCCCTATCCGTTTCTAAAACACTAGAGGGTGTACCACCTTGGCCGTAAAACTGTGATAAATGCCTTTCCATTGCCAAGGCAAGTCCGTATGTATTCCCATTTGCCCTCAATTCT